CCAGGCTGTAAACCAGGCATTGATGATAATGTTTTTCTATTAAGTCTTCCAAATAAATCTTTAAAAGTATAAACAAATCCAGGTTGACCTGGAACTGGAATTGATCCAGTATTTCCTTCATTAAAGCCTGTATCTAATTCAACTGCGTCCTGTCTAATATTATCTCCAAGAGCAGCACGAGTTAATTCTGTTAAAATAAGAATTTCACCAAAGAATATAAATCCAGCTGGATGTACTAATTTATCAAAGGCTGTTTCCCAATCACTTAAGTTTTTACCAGTCCTTACGACATAAGAAAACTTTTGATAAAACTTTGAATCCTGTAGTTTAATATTATCTGATAAAAATCCTTTATGATCTAGATATCTGTTAAGACCAGCATCCCATTTACCAGAAGAAGGTATTAAAGTTTTATCATACGGAAATGAGGTTTCAACACTTTCATTAAATAGAAGTCTAAAGAATATTTCAATAGAATCTGATGTACCTTTTAGTTTATAGAAATCGTTGATATTTTTATATAGATTTCTTTTATTAACTGTAAGATCTCTTGGAATAGCTGCAGCTATTTCTTTCTGCATAAGCTCTAAATAATCAGTTGTGTTCTCATCAATGTTCATAGCTTCTTCTATAGCATTAATAATATAAGAAGGACCAGGACCAACCCAATACGTAATAGGTGTTACTAATTTTGCTGTTTTTCCATTCTGGCCAGACAGTCCAACTACAGAAAATGTTTTACCAATCTCTGTTGTACGATCTTTAAGTGTACCGGGTAATTCATTACCATTAGATATTTGTACATTAGTACCTGTTAAAGGAATAGCTGTTGTAGTATTATCAGCATTAGTAACAACTAATGTTGAACTAGCACCATCAAAATCTGTAAAGAATTCGTTTTCATCTCCTTCAGGATCTAATATTCTAAACACTGCTCTATTAGAAGCAACAAGATCTGTGAAGGTTTCAGTCTCAACATATATGAATTCTTTCATATTCATGAATTCATAATATTTTTCTAAGAGCTGTTTAATACCAGTATCGCCCGAGTCAGTTAATATTTCCTCAGGTATAAGCTGATCTATTCTTAGATCTTCTTTTGTTTTCTTTTTGAGCGAAGCTACCGACTCTATATAGTTCGGGTTACTTGCATCTGATCCATATCCACTCATTATGTGCTCGATCTAAATCTTGAAGTTGTTGTATAATTTACGCTACCAGAAGAACCGGAAGTTGCTATACTATCTTTATCTGCTGTCATCGTAGTTCTTGTAGAATCAATAGAAAGTATTTCATCTCTCTTTGGAGCAATGTCTAAAGATTCAGGAGTAGCAGTAATTCTAATTGGAGTAGTATCATCTGGTATAAATGAGTTAAGAGTTATGGTACCTTCTGTTGGATTAACTACTCCACAGTCAGATGTTGTAACAACTTTATCTGCACCAACTAATCTATAAGCAAATACTTTTCTATTTGTCGAACCGGGTATTGCTACATCATTAAAGAAATTATCTACTCCACCTACTTTAAAAGCCGTTGATTGTATACACGAATCGGTTGCTCCACCAGGAACAAAAAACGATCCGGGATATACTAAATTAAAATTATTAGAAATAGTAATCAAAGGAGTGATATTTTGAAATAAGAAAGGTCTTACTGTTGAGTTAAGAATAGAAGGATCAGAAGAATCAATTGCTCTTAATAAAGCTGAGTGTCTAAATACTCCATCAAATTTATTTAAATCATTTAATGAATAATCGTCGATAGTATCTGAGACCACTGCCTTGAGTTCTATATCTGTTCTATCTGTTAAGTTAGGATTAAATTTAAAAGCAACATCCAATTCTAAGAAAGAATAATTAGGATCCACAACTGTTGGAGTAATAGATACTACATTTTTTCCTTGTAATACTGTACCAGTTACTGTAGCCTTCTCATCATCAGTCAATGTATCAGCGGTTTTTGGTTTAATAGCAATAAAGATTCTACCATAATCTGGTACTGCTTGATCTTCACCACCCCAAGTAGAGATAGCATCGATATTAGAAAATTCTCTTTGAATGATAGCTCTATAATCATCAGCTGTCACCGCTCTGTTTTGTGATGTATATGTTAAGGGAGCATTATATCGTATTGATTCAAGAGTTTCTCCATCAGCACCACCAGCAGCGTTTGTTACTGTGGTCACTGCGATAGTAGAAAAGTTTCCAATATTATCTACCATGGTAAATATATTAGCACCATTTGCTTCTGTTCCATTTGAATGAACATAATCAAGTGTTACAATATTATTATTAAGTGGTTTAGAACCAGTAACACCATCACCGAAATATACTTCATAGAAACCAGAGGTATTTTCTTGTAGATGATATATCTTACTTGAAGCATCGACATTTAATAGAGTTGTAAAGAGAGTAAAGATGTCAAAGGAAGTAGATTCCTCGTTAGCTTGTACTCTTGTTCTAAGTGTAGAATTATCTACGTTCTTATGAGGGATCTGATGTTTCTGATTTTCAATATCATTATCCACTCTGTATTTAATCGAGTTATAGTTACCTTCAGCTATGGCGACATTATTATACGTATATGTATTACCAGTGATTGTAGCAGACTGAGTATTTAAAGTAACGAACTGAAATGTTTCTCCATCCACTGAAGTACTTAATTTCGTTCCTCTTGGCATCGATAAATTCGTCGGCTTCGACCCTGAGACGCTCGAAACGTCTACGACTATATTAACACTAGCTCGCGGCGAGAGCCGCGACGCCGGAACATACCCTAGCATACGAGCTCTTGAGACTGCATTACCTCTTATCTGAGCTGAGTCTAAGAAAGCTTCATTTAATGCTAGATGGCCAGCCATCGCATTATAATGTGTATTATATGATAGAACGTCTAAGAGAACATTTAATCCCGCACCGTCAAAATCATAATCATTAAAGACTGTCTGTCTTTTAAGAAAGTTCTTTAGATTTCGTTTAATATCATCGAAGTCTAGTTCTGTTGTTTTTAAATTTGATGCCATGTTATATTACCTTAATCTTTGTAGAACTATTTCTACTTCTGTATTTAAATCCATTTCTATTATCTGAAAATGTACTGTGATACGATATGCGTTTCTATCTGATTGATCTTCTATACCAACTCTGTTTACTCTTACTCTTGGTTCATAATCTATTAAGACCTGTTTAATGCCATCAGATAGTTCATATTTAGTAATAGCATCTGCTGGTTCAAATAGAAGTCCACGAAGGTTAGCTCCTACTTGTGGTTGAAATGGTCTTTCAAAGAAATTAGTAAGTACTAAATTTTTAACAGAGTTCTTAATAGCTTCATCATCTCTTAAAGGTATGATATCCTTTCGTATTGGATGGAGAGTTAATTTAAGATTTAAATCAGCCCAACTCTTTTTACGTGCTACTGTACTGACTGATATCGATGATCCTGTTCTGTCGCTACTGTAATTTGCCATATATCTATTTATACTCTTTTACTATATAGTTTGAAAAACCTCTGGACGTTAATTTTCCAGAGAAAAAAAAATTTGTTCTGAAAATCTCTGAACACATTCTGATACCGAGATATGCTAGCCACCCATATACCGCGGCGGCCTTTTTCGAGCCAATATAAAGCCGCGGTTGAGATACTATGAATCACTTCGGTGCACCGGTATCACTGACATCACCTGTAGCCGCTGTAGCTGACCCTGTATGTTTATGAGTGGATAAGTCAATACCATTCCCGGTGACCTCTCCTGTAGCTGTAAGGGATTCTGTAGTGGTTATAGCCTTAGTAAGTGTTGATGTCTCTGTGACAGTCAGCGCACCGGTAATAGTTGTGTTGCCGTTTATATTAACTATATCGTTAATAGCATCTATATGGACACCACCTGCATCATCAATTAGTATAGTAGTACCTGCTTTATGGGTAATAGCGATGCGCTCTGATCCCTCTGTGTTATCTAATTCTATTAGGTGCCCAGCCTTACTACGATATACCTTATTAGTAGGGTCTGCTAGCTGTGATTCGATAGGGATATCTTTGACACCGTTCTCTTGCGTCGCTATAGATCCCATTATCATAGGGTCTTGCGCTGATGAACCGTCTCTAAAGAATCCTACTACCCATGAACCAACTTCTAAATGGTGATTGGCTCCTACTCCTTGATATGAAGCTGCTGTATTGGGCATTATAACTGTAGCCCATGGAAGATCAGCGGTTGGTAATACAGCCTTATCCATTGAATGGAATCCTATACAACGCGCTTTAACACGATTTAATATAAGTGGATCCTTTATATCTTCTATTAGACCGGTAAACCAAGTGAACTGTTGACCTATATAATCGTCTGCTCTCATAACTCTACCTCTTTCTCATAATCTAATTGGCTTGAATCCTTCTTACACAATAGAGTCATATGGTACTCTTGATCTATATTAAACCTATGCTCTATATCATATACTATATAGACTCCGCTTTTGTTCTGATCTATTGACTTCCCGCTCTTATTTAACTCTGCGTCGAGACTCTTAGGTATCTTAAGCCGTATCTTAGCTCCACTGTGTATACGAGGATCACCACACACACTTACGTTTATTTGAGAGGTCTCCATACAAGCACTTTTTGATGATGCATTTGATATATCTTTAGATATTGCATCATGGTAATTCGCAAACCCATTAAAGGATAAACTATTAAGTGATGCATAATAGGATTTAGCAAAAGGAAACTCATTTAATGCCTTTTCTAATAGATGTTTTTCCTTTTTAAAGGGTCTAAACTTATTATCTCCTATAACAAACTTATCATCATACCTATATTCTTCATCCGTTACGAGTGTCTTAGTAGCTATATCAATAGAAGATAATGTAGAACCAAAGGCTCCCTTCTTTAATTGACCAAACATAGATGATTCTACTGGAGTACTAATGGATAATATCCTTTTCCTTTGTTCTTCTACATCCTTCTCGTCTATAGTATTAATATTATCATAATACGGTTTATGTTCATATTCCGCTGCGACTTCGGCTTCTCCTAATTCTTTTAATGATTGAAAATATATCTTACCATTTAATGTATCATCTTTTCTATGCTTCAGTGTTTCATAGAAATAGAATGGATGACCATTATCTACTGCATTACGAGTAAGCCAACGTATTGCATCGATTGGTCGAAGACTAGGATATATTCCCTTAATAGACTGATTCGACTTACTGATATGACCTATATTATTATGTTGTTTTAAATCGCTAAAGACAATATCCTTTACCAGCTTACCGATATTCCCTTCGAACTTACGATTCAGCCGTAGAAGCTGATTCAGATAGGCATGTTCACTCACACAAATCAGCTGATATGTCTGTACTCCTGGCTTAGGACGTACGTAATTCACAATATCACTGATCAAAAAGGTATGCTTATATCGTATACGATTAGCGTTTCTAAATTTTCCTTCAGGAGTCTTCTTAGATAGCTGCATTTCAATGAATTCGTCACCCTCTAATTGAAGATCTTCTAGCATATTTAAGCCGTCTAATACATTCATTGTGCACATTAACGA